TGGATGAACCAACAACTTCTAGATTAGCTAGAAATGAAAATTTAGATAAGACTCTTTTAAAAACTAAAAGCAGTAAAATTGCAAAGTTTGAGCCAAAGTCATATTACAATGCCAAGTATCCATACAACAATGTTTACGAATCTGAATCTGGGCATGTATTAGAATTTGATGATACAAAGTCTAACGAACGAATTCACCTTTATCATCGTGCGGGTACATTCATGGAAATAGGACCAGATGGATCAAAAGTTGAAAAGATAGAGAAAGATAATTATACCATCATTATGGGCAACGATAAAGTTTACATAAAAGGTGATGTGAATATTGTTGTTGATGGTAACATGTCAACTAAAGTTGGTGGTTCTTATAGCGTTTCAGCAAGATCAATATCGTTGAGTGCTATGACAACCGCATCTATGTCCGGTACTGCATCTGCGTCCGTTTCTTCTTTGGGTTCTGCTTCTCTTTCGGGTACAGCAAAAGCATCTGTTAGCAGTGCGGCTATGACAAGTGTTTCTGGTTCTATAGTTAATATAAGTGCTGGAGGTGTTCTATCTGCATTTGCTGGAGGTAGTGCATCTTTTGTTGCTGGCGGCACTGTTGCTGTAGCTGGTTCAACCGTCTTCTTATCGGGATTCCCATCAGGTGGTCCAGCGGCCGCTTCAGAAGGAGTTGATGCAGTATCTTCAGAAGTTGGAACTGTTGAAATTGAAGCTGGCGGTTTTGATGATTTTTCTGGTGGGGTAGCTGAGAATGTAGACATAAGCGCCGACGGAGCAGCCGAAACTTTGAGTGGTGGAGTTTCTCAAGCTGGTGACGCACTTGATGGAAATTTAAACGATTTGGGTGGTACTCTTAGTGATATACCAGCCAATCCAAATGAATCTATAATGGATAGCATATCAAAAAATGTGTCTGCTATGGGTACGGGAATTAAAGAAGCTGTAGCCAAAGTTGATATAAGCGGTTCTGTACAATCGGCTGCACAAGATACTTACAAATCTATATCTCAACCATTCATAGCACAAGCATCACAGTTTACCACGTTACAGGATAAGTATGATGCAGCCAAAACATTCTCCGAGAAAGTTTCTGTTGCCAAAGAAATTTATGCTTCTGGTATGAGTGTTTATGGAACAGTTCAACAACTAACAACTTCATTATCAACAGGAGCAATCGCTTCACAATTAATTGGATCAGTAACTAGTAATGTTACTGGGCAAGTTGCTGACAATTTGAAAAATAATGAAAACATCAAGAAAATTCAGGACAATGTTAAAACGACATTTGATTCTTACACCGATAAAATCAAAACTGAATTAAAAGAATCTTCCGCATCCAATGCAGTAGAAAAAGCTATAGAAGATGTTAAATTGAGAAAAGAATACATTTCACAAGAAGTTGCCACTGCTATGGTAAATAAAAGAAATATGGGTGGAACTGAAACTGAGATTTCAGGAGTTGGTGCAGAAACAATGAAAAAATTAGTAGATGGTAGTATTACCGAGACTTTACCAAATTATCCAAATTCTGTTAATGAAACGGTAGTTACATAATGGGACCAGTAGCAACTTTAGGAGATTTGGCTCCTGCTCCAATAATAGGCCCAGTTCATCCAAATATATTAGCAAATGGGCGCCCGACAGCAATGCCAGGTTCTTTTGTGGTACCACATGGAAAACCACCACACATAGCTTCCGTTTTGTTGCCAGCGATGGCATCAAGAGTTTTAATGAATGGAATGATGGCTAGATCCATAGGTGATATGGTATCGTGCGGGCATTCTATTATTAGTGGACAACCAAATATCTTAATACAGGGTTAATTATGGCTAGCATTTTTTCTCGTTTGAATTACAATTTTGATAGTACCAAATTTGGAACTGCATTGGACCCCACAGGAGACATAGCTGCAAAATTAAATAAATCTGCACCGCTAATGACAAAGTGGCAGTATGATGCATTAGCTAATTCTGACATTTCTGGTTACTTTCAGAATCCAGTAGCGAATGTATCTAATTCAATGTTTAATACCGTAAACAGTTTTATTACTATTACTACTAGTGTAAATTATAACGTTGCAACACTAGTAATTCCTATTGACAAACATATTTCAAACTTAAAAAATTCAATCGTTTCTTTTACTCAACATACCAATAGACTTTCTGGTGTTGCTATTTCAGATGATCCTACTAAACCAGATTTTAATTCTGCTTTAGGTGTTGGAGAAATTGTTTTAATGATAACAAATAAATATGATGGAATTCAAAATAATGTTCCAATTTTGGGCAATTTTACCAGCATCTTCATAAAAGATGAATTAGAAGCTGAGTTAGCACAACTGCTTTCCGATTATAATAAATTCAATGCCACAATCAATATAATTCAACTGGAAGGTGAAGGTGGTCCTTACAATTCTACCACAAGTAATATTTCACAAAGCGTTCTGAATAACATAGTAAGTAACGTGATAAGTTCAATGACTTTCATAGATAATCAAATTCAGTTGGATCTCAACTTTTATGCTCAATCAAAATCTATTGTTGATGATTATTCTAAAATCAGTCAAATGAGCAATTTTTCTCCCCTAAAACTATATTTCATAAACAATTACACTGGCACGGAAAAGCTAAAATCTAAACTATAAATAACACATGGCACAAGTAAGTTTACCAAAAAGATACAAAGATTTAGACCTTTTGTTCACGGCTCATCCCGTGCGAAAGGATGTCAATATTTTGACTGATGATAATGCCGTAATTACATCTGTACGAAATCTTCTTTTTACCAATTATTATGATAGACTTTTTCAACCAAATATAGGATCTAATTTGACTGGATTGCTTTTTGAAAATATGGATTTTTTTACAGCAGCCAAAGTTCAAAGAGCGATAACTGAAACAATAAAAAATTATGAACCAAGAGTTACAGTTGATAGACTTTCCGTAAAACCGAATTTTGAAGGAAATTCATATTCGTGTGATATGGAATTTACAATTGTAAACAAAACTGAACCAGTAAGAATAACCTTTTTTCTAGAACGTGTGCGATAAATGGCAAACACAGCAATACAAGTAACAGATTTAGATTTCCAAGAAATTAAAGCCAGTCTTAAAAGTTTCTTAGAAAGTCAATCAGAATTTACAGACTACAACTTTGAAGGTTCTGGTCTGAATATTCTTTTGGATATCTTAGCATATAATACACATTACAATGCATATTATTTAAATATGATTGCTAATGAATCTTTTTTAGATACAGCGACTGCAAGAAATTCAGTTGTTTCCCATGCTAAAAAATATGGGTATGTTCCACGCTCTGCAAAAGCATCAAGAGCGATAGTGAATGTTGAAATTACTCCAAGTGGATCATACACTTCACAAACTTATACTATTCCAAAGTATACTAGATTTGCTAGTGAGATAGATGGAAAAATTTATAATTTTTTAAATCTTGAAGATTACACTTCTTCAAAAACTGGTGGTGTTTTTGATTTTAATAATGTTGCCATCCATGAAGGTACTGCTATAACTTTTTCTTTTGTTGTAAATTTAACTACTAATCCAAATTCAGTTTTTAACATACCAGAAATTGATATAGACACATCAACTTTAGTTGTTTCAGTCAAAGAAAGTTCTCTGAGTGTAGATTCTACAGTTTTTAACTTAGCTACTGATGCCTTGAGTCTTTCCAGCACTTCCGAAGTTTATTTTTTACAGGAAGCGCAAAATGGAAATTATGATGTATATTTTGGAGATGGGACCCTGTCTAAAGGATTGACAAATGGGAATATTGTCAATGTTTCTTATTTAAGAACAAATGCAGAAGTAGCAAATCGTTCAAATACTTTCACAGCAATAACTGTTCTATCCGGTGCAGCTTCGGTTGTTGTTGAACCAGTTTCAGCGGCCTCTGGTGGCACAGAAAGAGAAACTATAGAACAAATAAAATTTGCCGCACCTTTAAATTTACTTTCCCAGAATCGTGCTGTTACAAAGAATGATTACATTCGTCTGATTCAACAAAAATATCCTGCATTTGAAGCAGTTAATGTTTGGGGTGGCGAAGAAAATGTTCCACCAGTTTATGGTAAAGTTTTCATTGCAGCCAAACCAAAATTAGGTTTTGAAATAACAAATACCGAAAAAGATTTTGTCCTACAAAAAATTATAAAACCGATGAGTATATTAACAGTAACTCCGGAAATTGTGAATGTTGATTATAATTATTTAAAAGTAGAAACCATAGTATTTTATGATAAATCGAAAACTAGTTTAAGTGATTCGGAACTTAAAACTGGAATAAGAAATACAATAATAAATTACTGTTCCACTAATTTAAACCAATTCAATTCTTACTTTAAATATTCAGGATTAGAAACTGCAATTGATGCTTACAGTAAAGCGATAGTTTCTAACGAAGTTAATTTGTTTGTTGCTAAAAAATTTAGACCTGTTCTTGATGTTAGTGGTAACTATGAATTGAATTATGGTTTTGAATTGGCACCAGGAACAACTAATGATAATTTTTATAGTAGCCCAGACTTCACCGTATTAGATGAAGAAGGCAATTATAGAAGTTGTTTCTTTGAAGAAATACCTTCCTCTTACACCGGTGTTGAATCTATTACTGTTTCAAATCCAGGTTTAAACTATACAAGTACACCAACCTTAACAATTGTTGGAGATGGCGAAGGAGCCACCGCTGTTGCAACAATCACAAATGGAAAAATAACAAGTATAGAAGTTACAAATCCAGGAATTAATTACACAACCGCGGCTGTTTCTATAACCGGCGGAGGTGATGGAATCTTAGGTGAAGGTTTAGCAGTTCTTGAAGGTAGATATGGGCAAATTAGAATGGCTTATTATAGACAAGAAGCTACAAGTAATCAAAACACAAAAGTTATAATCAACAAGAATAGAGATAATGGTGTAATTGGAACTATAGATTATTTTACAGGCAAGATAAATTTAATTGGATTCAGACCTATTGCAGTCAACAACGCTTTCGGCGACATAATGATTCACATGAAACCTAAGATAAGTGTTATTCAATCAAAACTCAATAAAATGTTAGTGTTGGATGATGAAGATTCTACTAGTGTTTCTATTAAGACTGTTGCGATATAATGCAAAATATTTTATCTTCAACTTTAGTAAAATCTCAGTTACCAAATTTTATAGCTGGTGATGAATATTCACAATTTAATTTATTCATACAAAAATATTTTGAGTGGTTGGAACAAAGTTCTGGTAGAGTTCATTATGAGATAGAAGCCTTAAAAGATTCTATTGATATAGATTCTGCGAATTTAACTTATCTGGATAGGTTAAAAACCGATCTTGCTCCTTATTTTCCTTCTACTATTATTTCAAATAAAACACTTTTTCTAAAATTAGTAAATCAATTTTATAAATCTAATGGAACTGAAGGCTCAATAAAATTTCTTTTCAAAATTTTATATGGCGAAAATATAGAGATATATTATCCAAAAGAAGACATATTAAAAACATCTGATGGAAAATGGATTCTTCCTTTAGCTTTAAGAATAAAAACGGAAGATAATAACGTTTTTAATATTGAGAAAACTTTATTAACCGGCAAAACATCTAAAAGTACCGCTATTGTTGAAAAAGTTATTCAGTCAATAGATAGACAGTTGGGTATTCCATATACCGAATTGTATATTTCAAATGTTGATAGGTTGTTTGAAACTGGCGAGACTGTAACCTCAACTTACATAGATGCTGAAACTGGATTGCCAGTTACAGTTGACGCTATTCTTATTGCTTCTCTTTCTGAAATTAAAATTACTCCTACCGCAAGAGGATTGGGATATAACGGATCTGATCTGGGAGCAATTCCTTCTTATCCTGGAGATCCAGTTTCCATTATTGGTGGTTTAAATCCTGATGTTCAAGACGCCGTGGGCGCCGAGGCTTATGTTGGAACTACAACCGTTGGTGGTATTAGTGATATAGTTGTAAGCAATCCTGGATTTGGATTTAGGACAAACACTAATGCTTCAATTGTAGATTTCATTGGTGGATATGATGGTACTGTTTTTGGTTCGGAAGCTAAAGCATCAATTACAGTAGTTGATACCGCAGCAGGTAATTCTAGAATAATAAAACTTGCTTCCGATTCCATTTATGATTTAAACCTTGCTTACGCAAACATTTCTAGTTTTGCCAATATTATTGGCACTGCTGTTAATACTAATACTGCTGATCCAAATTCTAAAAAAATAGCAAACACAACAGCCTATCAAACAATAACAGTTCATCCAATTTCTTTTGTTACACTTGATGGTGGCGGAGGAGGATACAGACAAGATCCTACAGTTAAAACATATAGTTTTTATAATGAAGAAGATCGTATTGATGTATCTATAACTGGGCCAGTATCAATATTAAAAGACACTTATATAATCCAAGATTTTACTGAGGGACTTAATTTTACTGATGACCTTGAAGAAGGAGATTTAGTAAGACTAATTGACTCTCAAAATAGAATGGATGAAATAAGAATAGTTCAAGCGGTAACGGCAAACACATTATATTTCGATACTCCATGGCGCAACGATTTTCAAGGTATAAACATTTATAGAATAGATAGAAACGATTTGTATAAAATTGGTTCCATAGGAAGAATAAGAATAGATAATGCCGGAACAAATTATCAAACTGGAGACACTTTAATCTTTAAAGGTGGATCAGGATATGGAGCAAATGCTTTTGTTACTGTTGGTGGATTTGGTCAAATCGTTTCAGTAACTATAAATGCTCATTCATCCAATTCTTATGTAATTGGAGGTGAAGGGTATAAAAATGAAACTTTACCTACAATAACTATTAATTCTGCAAATGGAACAAATGCAATTTTGACAATAACAGAAGTTACTGGAAGTGGCGAACAATATATATTAGATAAGGCTAGAATTGGTGCAGTATCCACAATTAGAGTTGTTAGTTATGGTTATGATTATGTTTCAGCTCCTCTAATTTCTTTAAGAACGGCAGATTTACAGACTTCAAATATTTCTCCAATAGGTGATATATTTGTTTCAAACACAATTGTGTACCAAGGAACATCAAATACAAATTATACTTGGAAAGCAACCGTTGATAAATATTTTCCAGATACAGGAAAATTGAGAGTATTTAATTATTCCGGTTCTTTATTGAATAACGTATTGATAAAATATGATGATGAGTTGAATATAAATGCCATTTCTGCAAAAGTCACTTCGAACATATTTTATGGAAATGGATTAGCAAAAGCTACTGCTAAATTTGAAAATGGGTTGATTCGCTATCCAGGAATTTATTTAAATACTGATGGGCAAGTTAGTGCAGATAAGAAATTACAAGATGGAGTAAAATATCATAATTTCTCTTATGTTATTAAGACAAAAACTGACTATGTTAAGTTTAAGAAACCATTGAAAGATATTGCTCATCCAATTGGTGTAAAATCTTTTGTGGTAAAAATTGATAATAATGACGAATATATTACTGTAGGCAATACATCTCAACACATAAGAGTTACGGATTTGCCAGATACTTACAATATAGCCAAAGGATCAAATACTATTGTAACCACAAATGTTAGTGCAAATCTACGCCTAAGTGTTAATGTTGCGGATGTCATTGTATTGTCTGGTGCATACAAACGATTACAAAATACGGTGAATGTTATTAGTGGATCTAACATATTGTTTGGTCATGCGAATAACGTAGATTTTATTGTTGATTTGCAAGAAGGAGATACTATCTACTTGTCAACTGGAAATACAACTACAATTAAAGAAATTACAAATTCAAATTATGCAATTTTGAGTACGACAATAAATGTTACCTCGACCTCAGCTACTGTTAATTTGATTTATACCGAAATTGCTACTGTAAATTCTTTAAATGCGAATACTATAATTACTACTACAAAATTTAATTCAAACGGCAGTAATTTAAGTGCAACCGTCAGAAAAGTTACATAAATAAAAACATGCCTTCACTAATAACTAAAAATTTTCGAGTAATCTTAGCAAGACAAGTTTATAACTTGTTGGATGTTACGAGTAATTATTACTTACCTACCGAAAAAAGATCATATGTATATGCTATGGTTGGTAAACAATTGCCATGGAATTCTGGAACCGAAATTGCTCCTACTCCATTGCAAACAGATTTTCAATTGAACAACTATTTTAAAGCTGGAATAGTAGCGAAACAAATTACACCAGATAATGCATCCTTGATTGTTCCCAGGATAGATTGGGAAGCAAATACTGTATATAACACATATGAAGCAAATTCAAATTTTTACGTTGTAAATTCTAAAGATCAAGTATTTAAATGTTTAGCTAACAATTCTGGCACTTTATCAACGGATGAACCAGAACTTACTTTATCCACAACATCACTTGAAGAACCCTACATAGAAACGGCTGATGATTATAAATGGAAATATCTCTACACATTCAATTCTTTACAAAAGCAAAAGTTTTTGTCTGAAGAATGGATGCCAGTTACATTCAATAAATTTGTTCGTGCGGCCGCAGTTCCTGGTTCTATAGATATTGTTACAATTACAAATTCTGGAAATAGTTATGTCGATGGTCCAACACAAAACGTAGTAACAATTACTGGTGATGGAACAGGAGCAATATTGAAAGCTAATGTTTCGAATAATAAGGTTCAAAATATAGTTATACAAAACCGTGGTCAAAATTACACCTTTGCGAATGTAGTTTTTGGTGGAGCTGGTATTCCTGGTACTGGAGCCAACGCTACGGTATCTATTGCTCCACACGATGGACATGGATATGATCCAATTTTTGAACTTGGTGCAACATCAATAATGTTTAATGTAGACTTTGAAGGAACGGAAAATAATTTATCTCCAACCGGTAATGAATTTCGTGAAGTTGCCTTGATTCAAAATCCACTTCTATACAATACTTCAAATGTAGCTACAGCATCAATCTATACACTCTATAAAAAAATTAGAGTTTCTCCCGGAACAGGAGATTATGGTTACGATGAGACTGTATATCAATCCAACAACTTTGAAGACCCTTTGGGAGATGCAACTTTTACTGCTGATGTAATTAGTTTTGATACTATAACAAATGATTTGTATATTAATAATTTCAAAGGAACGCTACAGAGTAATCAACCAATAAGAGGGTTTCAATCTGGAGCCGCCAGGGTTGTTAATACAGTAACAGAACCCACACTAGATTTGTACTCTGGAAAAATATTATACATATCAGATAAACTGCCAATTACAAGAGATGACGATCAAACGGATAGAATTCGTTTCATATTGAGTTTTTAAACGAGGAATAAATGACTGCTACTTTTAACTACGATCCATACTATGACGATTTTGATGAAGATAAAAACTTCATGCGAGTTTTGTTTCGTCCCGGATATTCGGTTCAAGCCCGAGAATTAACACAGTTACAAACCATATTAGCCAATCAAATTGAAAAATTTGGTAATCATATTTTTAAGAGCGGAAGTCCAGTTTATGGTGGTAAAGTATTCCTAGATCCAAATGCAAATTATATTAAATTGCAAACACAATATAATGGAACAGATATTGATGCTAATGAATTTTTAGGTAAAACTGTTGTATCTTACAGTGGTGGAAGTATTGTTCGTGCTAAAGTTGTGGCAATTGATACCACAGGAACTAATCCTGTTTTAGTTTTAAAATATGTTAGTGGAGAAAGATTTTTAGCTGGAGATACTATTCGTGTTTATAGACAAGAAATTTTTGCAACACTAGCCGTTACTGATGCAGTAGGTCAATCATTGATTGCAACAATTACTGAAGGTGTTTATTATTTCAAAGGACAATTTGTTAGTGTTTCCCCACAAACAATTATTATTGAAACCTATTACAAATTAGGATATAACAGTCAAGCATCTGGAGCCGCTCTAAATTGGAAAATAGGTATAGAATTTGAAGAACAAATTATAGATGAGATTGATGATGTTGCTTTATTGGATCCAGCACAAGGTGCATTCAACTACCAAGCTCCGGGAGCAAATCGTTTCAAAATCACTACCACATTATCAAAAAGAACTCTAAATAATGCGGACACATCAAGATTTTTTGAAATTGTTAGATTGGTTAATGGAATTAAAACGAAAGAAATTGAATATCCAATTTATAGTGATATCGAAAAAACATTGGCCCGCAGAACATATGATGAATCTGGAAATTATACAGTAGATCCATTTGTTATTTCTTTAGAAGAAGGTGATTCTGCAAATGGTAAATTCAATGCAGTTTTGGATCCAGGAAAAGCATATGTTTCTGGTTATGAATTTCAAACTATTGCTCCAACAGTTTTGGAAATTAATAGAGCAAGAAATACTTTAAGCGTTCAAGAAAAACCAATTCCTCTTTTTTATGATAGTTCTATAGTCTTAGCTAATGTAAGAAATACATTAGATATTAGTTCATTCCCAACATTAGATTTACATTGTGTGGATCACGCCAATGTTAATGTGGCAACTTCTGTTGCGTATAACTCTACAAAAATTGGTACAGTTAAAGCAAGCATGATTCGCTATAATGATTCTACTGATTCCGGTAATGGTGCCACATATACTTTAACTACTAATTTGTTTGAACCACAAACAGCAAACATTTCAGGTACATTAGCAGCCTCCGGACACTCGACCACAGTTATTGCAATTCCAGCAACATTCGCTAATAATCAGATGCTAGGGATGAAAACTAATGCATATGCAAATATGTATTTTAGACTTACAACCGCCGTTGGTGCTTCAATTGCTCCTGTTCCAATTTCTAGTTCAAATAGCACTCACATTACTTTATCGACTGCTTTGCCGTGGGTTCCAAATTCGAACACATTCTCTATTGATTCGGATTTTAAAAATACAGAATCTCTAGTACAAACTGGAGGATCTTTCCCAAATAACTGGATCAAATTTGCAGGAAACATTGATAGTGATTCTAAAATTTCTGCAACAGGTGATTCTTATATTTCGGGACCAAGTTTATCATCTTTAATTTTCGAATCATCTTTTGACTCCATAAAAGCAAATACGATTGCAAATTGTGATTTTATTGCTAGAAAATT